CCGTCAATCCACCACTGCTCAGCGTGACCGTCAAGACCGCGCCGTTCGTGCCAGAGGCACCACGCACCACGATCGTGACATCAGATGCACCTGCGGCAAATGCCGCGTTAGGAACATCAAGCCGATACACACCCGGCACGAGGGAGGATGATATCTCAGCGAAACCACCAGAAGTCCACGCGCCTGTTGCTGTCTGCGTAACCAGCGTAATAGCCACCGGAGCGGCTTGGTTGCGGACGTAGTAGGCCGCTAGACCGGATGTGGCAAAGGTCAAGCCTGTTGCACCGAGGTAGAGTTCGATGCTTTGTGAGGTTGATGCTGGCGCAACGGTGATTGTTGTTTGCGTTGGAGTTAGGGGGAATGCAATCACGTTGTTACGAGCGGCATAGGTATATGCCCCCATACCTAGAAGAGATTGATACCACGCTACTCCGTCTGCATCTGTTGCTGGTGCGCCGCTTGCTGTACCTGCTCCAAGTAAGCGGGAACCAAGGTATGGGCCGTTTACAGAAGGTGCCGGTAATCCAACGATTGCACTGTGACCGTAGTCAAGCCCGATAGCACCAGCATAGAAACTGTTAGCACCAGCGGTAACTGCATTTGTAGAACCAAAGACAACATTATAATTTTCAATCAAACTTCCTGATGTTTGTGTTAATAACGCAAAACCAGCAGTATTTAAGATGACACAGTTATACACATAAGAAGGGTGTGTTGTGTTTGTGCTGTAGTTTTGAATCATAAATCCATAACATAAACAGTTGAAATAATTGATTCCACCCGCGTTTGTTTGTGAACCACCAGTAGATGTTGCCGACAAAGTATTCAGTTGTTGAGCGGATGAACCCATACAAACACAGTCAATGAAATTGAGATTTAGGCTATATGCGGACGAATGATTTGCACAATACAACGCAACGCTAGTGACTGATGACGAAAACGTACATTTAGTAAACGATGCATTTAAGGCTACACCGGCACTTGTTGTAACATTTAATCCAATACTGCGAACATTAATAAATGTGCATTTTTCAAACGACCAGTTTGCACACGTAGTAAGTATTGCTAGAAAGGTACTTGTGTTGAAGCTTTCAAAATATACATTTGTAAATGAAAAATAAGAACGGCTTGTCGCTGTCAGAAGTGTTGCTGAAGTTGGGTTTGCACTATCATTTAAGTAGTTTGTAACCCTAACAATACCAGCCGCTATACCACCGATTCCTTGACTCGCTAACGGGTCTCCGATGAACTGGATTGTATTTCCCGCTGTACCCGAAACACCTAGTGTAAAGGTTCCACGATATGAACCGGGAGCGAGGTAGACGATGTCACCAGCACCAGCAGAAGATAATGCTGTAGTCAAGGACGTAGGCGCACCGACAGAACCGGGATAAGCCGCCGAACCTGCTGGGCTGACATATGCTGTAGCCATTAGTTAGATGCACCCTTCACAAGTTCCGCAGCCATATAAGGAATAAACTGCATAACAATCTGATATTGAAACTCAAAGGACTGTTGCGGGAACCACTGGAATACCGATGTACCGTTAACTCCAAAGTCTCCAAGTTTCACGCCATCTAAGGAATAAAACTCACCGTAGACAATCCAGTCTGGAGTCGGTGATGTTACCTGCTCGATGCGTAGGTTCTGGAAGTTCATTTGCCCACCTTCAGGCTGTTCGCATTCGTACCCTTGAACGGCATCGTGAGGAACGCCAGCACACTGCTCACCGCAGCGGAGACACCCGCCGCTACCGCCTTGCTTCCGTAGAGTGCAAGCACTGCGCCCAGCTCGCTCAGGTCGTGTGCTTCGCTTGTCCTGATGCCATCGCCAAAAACGGAAGTGAAGGCAGCTACGAAAGCCACGATCACAACGACCACCAACCTCTTGATTGAAATGCTGTTCATCGGTTTATTACTGCCTCCAACGCTGAAACCTTGTTTTCAAGTTTGCCGAGCCGTTGCTCGATGCGGCGCACTTCCTGCTGCTGCCCGTCTAAGGTGTTTATAATGTGTGCCACCTGCGTCTCTAAACGCGTCAGCCTGACCTGTATAGCCACCCAAGCGGCACCGATACTAGTAACGGTTATAAAGGCTTGTATGCCAATAGGAACCCACGCCTCTGCCGTCATGATGTACGCTCCACCAGCCCTACGTGCTGTACAAGTAATTCTGTCTGTCCAAAGTCTGTCCCGATGACATCGTAATAACGGGCATCATCACCCACCCGGTAAACCCTATCCTGCGGCATGACATCAGCACCTACAGCAACAATCAGCGTCCATTGTGCAGATGACTGTATGCCACCGCCTACGATAGATTCTGTGTCTGATTGGTTGGTCAGTCTGGCGTTGTACTCGGCAACCTTGCGCCATGTCTCAGTAGCACCACCCCTGCCATCTTCGGTAAGCGTGAAGCGGTGTATCTCTACCCGGTCTTGGCACAAATTGCGTACCATGCCAGCGCTTATGGTTGCGCGTAGGATAGGACTCATGCGAACACCAACGGGCGGTATCGCTCTGCCATGCTTAGACAGTGGGCTTTGAGTTGTGAGAGCTTGACATCGCTTGTGCCTTCCTTAGCATCGATGTCGCTAGCGCAGCGGCTAGCCTTTATCATCCACGCTTGCCGGGTTGCTGTCCTGACATCGTAGCGCTCCACATTGATCGGGCCTTGGTCTACCCACATCAGGGTAGGGTCACCGGTGCCATCTTCCAAGGTAAAGCCCTTGACTTGGTAAGGAGCATAGACAGGGTAATCGGGTTGTGTCGTGCCTGATGTTCCAGCAACTCGGCACTCGTAAACCCTACCATTTGGCGTTGTAGGCACTACACGGTCACCGACAGCATAGGTGGTGCTAGCCGTCCAAGTGCTGAACCGTGAGAAAGAATCTAGGATGCTCCCTATGTCGGTTGTGGACATCTGCGGATAACTTTGGGCATCCACAAATAAACTTACTTGTGCGATTGCCTCGGCTCTGGTCATCATGGTTTCAGTATCCCACACAAAGGAAAAGCCCCCAGCACGTCTGCCGAGGGCTTGAGATACGAACCGCTAGGCTTATGTAGCTGCGGATGCTCCAACGATAAGCGAGCCAGGGACACGGCTGGATGCCGTGGCGTTGACGTTGCCAACATCGAAAGCAGAGAAAGCGAATCGCTCAGTTGCCTTGAATGCGAGTGCATCCTCAACAAAGTAGCGCTGATCCGATACCTCGATGGTAACGGTTCGGCGGTCACCGAAAGCAGTACCTACGCTCAGGTCACCGAGCAAGATGTATGGCGTGGTTGCCGCAAGGGTCTTAGCCATATTCTGGACAAAGATTACCGGGTAACCGTAGAGCATAGGGTTAGGGCCATATGCGCCTTGGATGTCCATAATCGAGTTACCGCCCAAAGCATCAAGCAGAGGTGCGATGGCGTTGTACCAAATCTCCTTATGCATGAACCATTTCGCATTCGGTGCATACGTTGGGAGCTTGGCAACCATACCCTTTAAGTTAGCAAGTGTCGGGCTGTACGTGATTGTCTGGCCGGTCGTGAAGACCTGCAAGGAAGCAATGTTAGCCTTAGTTGCGTTGAGGTTGTAGACGGCATACAGGATGCCATCGAGGCCGGAGGTGCTATCTACTGCATTGTTGAAAACAACGCGGTCTTCTTCCTTAGCCAAGGAGTACGCCATGTCACGGGCAAGCGTTGCGCCAAAGTCGATAATCGAATCTTCAGCCAACTCTTTAGATACCTGCGTAAGAATCGATGGCTTCTTTGCAACCAAGTTGACCTGTGCAAATGTAAGCTGCGAATCGGTAATAGCCGTGTTCTCACCCGGATAGTACACAGTGGTCGATGCCGTTGCGTTTGGCACGTTGAGAACGTCAGAACTCATCGGGTAGATGCGGCAGTTTTGACGTGCAACACCGAACTGCTCACGGAGGTAGATAAGTTCGCTAGACAGCGGATCTGGAACAGTAAAACCACCAGCGGTCGTTGTACCTTCGTTCTGTGCCTTCAGGTTGTTCTTTACCCACTCAGCGGCCTTGCGGTTGCCCATGATAGAGCGTCCCCATTGACCCCAAGCGTAAGCCTTCCAGTTAGCCTCATCACGGGTACCGGAAAGCGGGTTACGCCCGATACCGCCGGACTTCCAAGGCTGTTCTACTGCAACTTCAGTAGCCACAGGGTGGCCTTGTCCGAGTGCCTTGATGGTCTCAATGCGCTCTTCGATGTCCTTGGCTTCTGCCATCAGGCTCTTGACCTGTGCAAGGTCACCGTTACCGGAAGCAAGCTCCCGCGCGGTAGCAAGCACAGATTCTTTTTGATTCTGTAGTTGTGTCAGATTCATAGTTGTATTAGCAACTCCAGACGAGCCAGCAGTTCCTGGCGTTCGTCATTGTCATGGGCTTTCGCCTCTATTACGAGTTCCGGTTGCACTTCTGGCTGGTCTGCGTCCCGCAGTGAATCCCAGACTACAGGTGCTAAGCGCTTGGCGCTTGTCCGGCTAAGACCGACTGCATCCCGCAGTCGACGTTCTACACCCCGCAGGGATGCGGGTTGTATACACTTGGCACCGTGCATGGCGTATAGCTGCTTTGCACGATTCGCAAATTCATTGATGATGGCATCGGCCATAGACGCATCAGCCACCAAGCCGATACCCTCAGACATAGCCTCATAGTAGGCTTCCATGCCTTCATGGATTAGATCCGCTTCAGCCATCTTGAATAACTCAGCGGCGTACTCTTCCGGGGATTGCTCAGGCATTGGAGCCATGACCATCTCTTCTTCTTCTTCCATCATAGGCTCCATGCCGTAGTACTCCTGTAGGCTCTTTACTGAGTTGCGATACTCGGCTGGTGTCGGTGTGATGCTTGCCTCTGCGATAGGCCAGCGGGTAATCTCAGCGGCACCGCCCATACTCTTACGCTCTACCAGATGACCAGCGGCACCGGAGGAAAAGCCCATCTTGCCTTGCTTGCAGAGCTTCGCAATCATGCTCCCGTACTCATCGGCTAGATCCAACTGCGCCTCGTACCAAAGCCCGGTATCGTCCATCTTAATGTAGCCTGTACCGATAGACTTCTTACCGACAGCGGCATCCATGCCGTGGTGATAGTACACGTTGAGCGGTACGCGTTGACCCTTGGAAACCGGAAAGCCGTAGTCGGTTTGAGGTGTGAAAAAGTCACCTTCAAGGTCAGCGGTCTTGGTATCACCAAAGCGCACCAGATAGCCCTTGACGTAGCCCAGCCGGTCACTCTTGATATTGTCTACGGTAGAAGTCAGCAAGTCCATACCCTCAGTATCCCACAGTGCCGTTTTCATAGATAAGTCGTTAGATCCGGTTGGTATCCCTCTAGGTCTCTAAGCGGCAATACCCTAGTAGTAGGCCCCCAGTCAGCGTTAGGTACCACGGTAGCCATGTCGCTGAGCGGTAGTCCTTCGCTGTAAAGGTTGTAACGAGCGGTGCCTAGTATCTGCTGAGCTTCAAGCGGTGTTAGCCCTTTTAGAATCTCTTCACCGGTTGCCACCTTGGGGCGGGTATCCGGTATGGAAGAATCGCCGGTTATCTCAGCCCAACTGAGGGTTTCCGGAATAAGAACGCACCTACAATTTGGGTGACTAGGCATGATTTCATCTGTACGGTGAAGGGTGCCGGACAAAGCCAAGCAAGCAAGGCATACCCGCGCGTCTTGCGTAGCCTGCCGCCGGTATCCGGTTACCGAACCATTCTCCGTGTATAGTTGCCGCTGGGCTTCCCGGCTTGCACGTATCATCTCGGTACGCGCTATCGTCTCGGCTCTTTGCCTACCGATATCAGCCGCCTTGCGTACCCGCCGTGCTACCGTTCGTGGGCCTTCACCGAGGCTGATGCCTTGTACCAAAGCCATCTGCATAGCATCCGTGGTTACTTGGGGGATGGCATCGAATAGGACAGCCAGAGGGCTACCATCGCCTGCGAACCCGACAAAGGCCTGCAAGGCTTCGTCAGGTAGACTTGTCCAGCTAGTACCAAGGGTAACCCCGGCGGGCTTTTTACCCGCTGCCGCTTCCACAAGGCTTGGCGTTGCCTCATTAGCAAGGATAGCGGCTTGCAGTTGCCCATCGGCTGTAATCACTGCCCCTTCAACACTGAACTTCTTAAGGTTCTTTCCGAGCTGCTCAATGTTATCTATGATCCGCTGACGCATCCAGAGTATGGTTTCGCTTGGCGGTTCCCCGTTGGCTTCACGCTCAGCAATCCTACCCTCCAGCGCTTCAAGCTCATCGATGCTCGCCTTGGTTGCGGCTTTGTATGCGCGTTGCATCCGGCTGATGGCTACGCCTTCACGCTCTAATAGGTCGTTCCTATACTTCTGGGATGCAGCATAAATCCTGCCCGTGCCGTTGTCTACTCGCTTGAGATTTCCTCCAGCGAATACCCGTAAAAAGGGTGGCTCTTATACACTACCCCCGGAGTGCATACGTGGTCACCATCAAGGCTCTTGCCGTCAGGTTGCATTGCGTCTCGCTTGGATGTAGCCCAGCGGAAACCGGCATCACCGCCCCATAAGTCCCAGGCTACACGCCCCGGACTAGGGAAACCTTCCTCACCAGCATTAAAGCCTTCGGCCTTCTTGTCTACCTCATGACGTGAAAAGAAACTGTACATCCGGAGGATAGTATCCTCGCTCAGTTTCTCACCATTCACAATCTGGTTAGCCCTTGCAAGGCCTACGCGTGTGCCGCCATCAAAGCCTTCTGCTTTCCAGTCAAGCGCTCTTTGTGCCGCTGTCCGCATGGCTTCAGTTGGTCTGTACTTGACATCGTAAGAGCGCACTGCGGCACCATCAAAGCCACCACCGCTCTGTACTGGTATAGCCGTTGGGTGTAGCTGCCCCTCATCTTCCGGCACGGCTTCCAGCCCGGCTATACGCTTGGCTTCAGCCCGATCAATAATGCCAGCCTTGTAGAGTTTCTCGGCTCTTACCGCTTCCGCTTGCATATCGTCGGCAAGCGCCCTAACCGTTTCAAGGTCGTACATAACGTAATCGCCCTGCTGAGTTTCCGGGTATTCCGGTAGCAGGTCAGCGGTGATGGCATCCGCAAGGGTACGGAGCAACGGCACCATGCCATCTTCCCAAGCCGCCTGTTGCGCCCTCTCATAATTACTGTAGGTAGACCGCTCTAGCCCGCTTCCAAGCCCTAAGACCATCGGGTTGATACCAAGGGCTGAACAGATACGCTCCTCCGGTACACGTCTCACAGAATCCAGAGCAAGCTCGGAAGGCGTAAGGGAAACCCTGTCCATCTTGTAGGCACCGGTCATGACAACGATACCGCCGCTACCGTCTCCGGTAAGGTCTTCGTGAAGTTGCCGCTTCACCTGCCGAGCATCGTCCATCGACATATCAACGCTGGTCTCTTTGGCATCAGGGCCGACAATCAATGAAGGCATAGCCCCGTTAGCCAAGAGTCCGTAAGCGGTAGTGCTTGCCGTGTTGTCGGTGGCTATCTCCCGCAGTACAGCGGTAAGTGGCGCTCTACCAATACGGATGTCGCTAGGATCTCTGCCGTACCGGATATGGATAATGTCACTTACCGGGATGTCAAAAGAGCGGCCATCCGTGGTGTAGATGTAGTGCGTCAGCGGGTTTACGCCGTTGCCTACCGGGCGTACCATGTCCTGCGGCAGGAACTGCAAGGCGGTCACGGTGCCACGGGTGCTAGATCGAATCTTGCGTAGGTAGGTATTCCCGAATAGTTTGTAATCCTGAATGCACCAGCCCCAGAAAAGGCTACCCATAATCATCGGATCCGGTTGCGCCATAAGCTGTAGCACCGGGTGGTCTTCTACCGGCTCTGCCTGCTGGCTGTCTACCGGTCGGTAGAGCCGTGGTGTGGCTTGAGGGTAGTTCCTGACGTACCAATCAATCGCACTAGCGACAACGCCATTCAGCCCTAAGTCACCGGCAACTCTAGCCCAGTCCTTAGTACTTCCAGGGAGCGCCCGGCGTAGCAATGTCTGCAGCTGACCAGAGCCGTAACCGGTTAGGTAGATGTCCCTAGACTGAGACAACGGCAATGGCAATGCTTGTGTCGGGTTGGCTGCGGCTTTACGTCCGAGGAAGCGGTCAAAGATACCCATGGCTTCAGTATCCCACAAAAAGAAAAAGCCCCCTTGCGGGGGCCTGTGGCGGTTCCTATCGTCTAGTCTCTTGTGATGTACTGAGTATCTACATCAAGTCCGAGTGCGTGATACTTAGCGATGATGGCTTTCGATTCTTCGTTGAGTCCACCAGCAACGTTTGACTGAAAGCCTACACTGCTTGTGTAGATGTAGCGGCGGTAGCTGTTGCGGCCATACTGAGCATAACCATCGAATACTGAGTTAATGTCTGCGGCATCGATGCCGGCCTTCTTAAGGTCTGTCTTGCGTGTGCTTGAAACCTTGATAACGTAAAAGTCGAAGTAATTTTCCATTGTCATATCTCCCTGCTTGATGTAGATAATATACACCGCCCGTGTATATCTTGCAAGGGTATAGGTGTATATATTTTAGACGGCTCCCCATGAACGCTTAGATCCGCACACTTGCCAAGCGTACGCCAGGGCATCTACCACGTCATCATGCCGACCAACCGGGAAGGATAACAACTCATCTTCAAAGTATGCGGGTAGGCCTTGGCAGTGCATGACTTGGCTTTGCTCGTACCGGGCTTCCAGAGGGGCAAAGCGGGTCACTTTGTCACGGTCTGGCCGGATGCCCCGGATAGGCAGTTTGGTGCGCCGTAGGAGCTCCTGCACAACAGCGGCTTGATATTGCACCTGCTCGATGCCGATCATAGATGGATTCCACTTAGCCGCCATCATCTCAATGAAGCGCAGGACGCTTGCAAAGTCCGCCCTAGTACGGTTGATGTCTCTAACGTAAATTGTCCCATCGTCACCACGGCTCACTACCGCAACCCCGGTGTAGTCTGCTTCAGACTTGGTTGATATTGCAAGGTCAACCCCGATGTAGGTAGGCAACCCTTCAGGGCAATCGCCGTAGCGTAGCCACTCCCGCTTGATTCTTGCTCCAGCTGCATCCACGAACTCGGCTAAGTACTCCTGCCGAAACGCTATGCTGGGCAGAGACTCACCAGCCTTGCCTACCTCCTCAGCATCAATCCACGGGTTAGCCGTAGTCGGCATCTGCCAAGACATCCAGTCGGCATCGGTAGCGGCTTGGTTGTAAAGGGTACGGAAGTAGTTGGAGCCTTTAGGAGTGCTGAGAAAGAACGCATCCCCGATGTAGTCTGTTAGCGTTGGGCGGATGGCTTCCGTCCAGGCTTGCTCTAGATGCCGTGCCATGGCGGCCTCATCAATGATGACCCGCTTGTACTTACGACCACGAGCAACGGTTGAAGGATCGTCCAAAGTCCAGTAATCGATGGCTGCCCCGGTTATAAGCTCGATGCGCGGGGCTGGGCTTTGTACGGCTCGCCGGATAACCGGAGCATAGATGCGCTTATGATCGGCGTATGCCTCTTCCAGCAAGCGGTAGGTAGGGGCAAACCAAGCGCAGGGCAAGCCGTCCTGCAGCACCGGGTCAGATAAAAGGTTACCGCCAAGGGTTGTCTTTCCAAAGCGTCTGCCTACTCAGCCACAGGCAAGGACGTTGTATCGCCTTGCCTGTGCCATTATCACCTGCTGTGCTTCATGAGGTCGAGGGAGAACCAATCGTATGTCTGGCATTATGGTTTGTCTGCGTACTCCACGATCACCTTTACAGGGCTACCGTCTGCGCCGGTCTGCTCTACCCGGCTAGACCAGTCGGCCTTGTGCTTGCGTTCAAGCCACCATGCGGCGGCCTGCCAAGTGGTATCAGCTGCTTTCTGGATGATAGCCACGTTCCGAACCTCGGCATCACCCTCTGCCTTTTTAATAGAATCCGAGAACTCCGAAATGCCCTTGAGCCAGATTGCAAATGTATCCTCAGAAATACCGGCATAGGCGCAAGATGCTCGGCGGGTATTACCTGCCCTGAGAGCCTGTGTAATGCGCTGTACTACGTCTTCGTTGTACTTGTATGGCTTACCCTTCATTTAGCACCGCCTTCTGCCCTGTGGCGTTTTCCCATCGCTGAATAATCACATCGCAATACTTAGGGCTGATTTCCATTCCGTAACATTTGCGATTAGTTTTCTCGGCTGCAATCAATGTAGTACCAGAGCCTAAGAACGGATCGTATATATTGCCGGTTTCAACATTGATGTATTCAAGAGCATATTCAATAACCTGCATCGGTTTTTGTGTTGGATGTACTGAACCTTGTAAAGCCGCTCTATTCACAACGATTGCCCGTAAAGGTTTAACGCAGTTTGTCCATGCAAGTTCGCCATCGGACATAGTCAAACCATCTTGACCTTTGCTCCAGTAAATCCATCCCCTAGATGCTGGAAGGAAATCAGCAAAGTAATTGCCACCCCAGATTGCTGTAGGGCAATCAAACGATAGCAATAAATCAAACAGTTCTTTTGTCGGTCTTTCTTTATCCCATCCCATAAACTCATGCGCCTTGCGGTTATGTTTTGGGTTTGCACTTAAGCTTTCTTTTTGACCGTCAATGCCTATGCCGTATGGCGGATCAGTAACAATGCCGTTTACTACAGCACCATCCATCAGCCGTGCCACATCATCAGCCTTTGTACTGTCACCGCAAAGTAATCGATGCCTACCAAGAATCCAAAGGTCTCCCGGCTTGCATCGTGTCTCGACTTCCTCCGGCACTTCATCAGGATCGGTTAGCAACTCAGTAGGGTCAGCAGTACCAGCCAGTTCATCAATCAAAGCATCAAGGTCAGCAGCACCGTACCCTGTACCTTCCAAGCCGATAGGCGTATTCGCAAGTTCAGCAAGGATGTCGGTAATTTTGGTTGTGTCATCTTGCCCGATACGGGTAGTCCGGTTGTCAACCACAAGAATGCGTAGCTCTTCTTCAGGTGTAACGTCAACCCATTGCACGGGTACGGTTTCCCATCCTAGAGCCTTGGCAGCCATGACCCTATGATTTCCCGCTAGGATGTGTTTAGTCCCCGTGTTGACCACCACAGAGCCGTACCAACCATTCACTGCTAAGGACTTCTTGATGGCTTCAATATCACCGTGGTTAGCGTTGCGTGGATGATGCTTGAGCAGGTCAATAGCGACCTGCTCAATCTCCTTATTGATTACTCTACTCATCAAGATTCTTCCTGATTTCCGCGCTGGTAGCCCAGAGCATGGCAGCCCGCAGTTTATCCTTACTCATACCCTGAGCCTTAGCCCGCTTCTTCACATCAGCATACAGCCAGCGTGTATAGAGTTCGTTGTATAGAGCCACGCATCCAGCCCCGACCAAAGCACCAATAGCAAAAGGTATCACTTGGCAACCTCCCCGGTTCGCGGATCAAGTACAACGATAGCCCAATCGTTCGCAAACAAATCACCAGGGGACAGGCTCAACTCTTCCAGTTGCGTTACCCGTTTCTGTGGCCCGTGAAGTTCAAAGATATTCCACACTTCGGAGTACCGCAGGAATACGGCTCCTCCCCACTCACCGCGCCATACGGCATTACCGCCACCAGCCATCAAGGCTTGAATCACTTCACTGAATCTCATCTTGTGGTTGTCCTATCATTTCAGGGTTTCCGTTGTATCTAACTCGATCAAGCGTATCTTTATCTTTCATGCGAATATTGACGTATGGATGCCTATCAATCGGCTGATTATGACCGTCATAAACGACATTATCCCAACGAACAGTTTTTGTATTTGTGTCGTAGGTTCCACATTCCCAGTCATCTGCAGTAATCCAGTCAACATCAACACCGAAACTTGCGATGGCATAACCACTTGGCCCTTCTAACCAATGTTCTTCAGTAGTCTGGCCTATCCGTACAAACTTCTTATCTTTTCGGCGGATGGCCTTACCATTCAACAAAGCCCGTATGGCTCGATCAAAAGTCATCTTATTATCATCCAGTCGTTAGCGAGTATGTCAGCACCACGGAAGTAAGCAGCACCTGCATGATGCCGGTTGCCTGCACCGTCAAGCTTGTACATAACCATCTGCCCGTGCTGTACGGCATAATGGATTCTTGCGCCGTCCCGGCAAACGTACTTGCCATCCCGCATATGCACCAAGGCACCGGAGAAAGCCATACGAGCGGTGTAGTGTGCTGTTACGGGTGCAAACCCTGCTACCTCGTCTGTACACATCTGCTGGTATCCAAGGCTTTGAGCGTAAGCCAGCAGCTCAGGGTTTCTTACCCACTTCTCGACGCTCTGCCGGCGTACGATGTTGTCGGCTTTAGACCATGATCCGGTGGTGGCGTAGATTTCCATCGCTTGCCGGATGCGTTCTTTCTTCTCTTCGATACTAAATGCTATTGCCATGGTTAGCCTCAACCTTGACTATGTTTACAACAGTTTCAACGTACTGAAATTGAATTTCTTCAACTTCACCTAATTCTGAATAAGCCCATGTAGCACAATCCATCATTGGTTGCGTTGGTTTTTGACTAAACGTAATAGTAAAACAACCCTTGTGATCATGTACCGAATGTATAGATGAGTGTACACAGTGCATTGGATTACCAATCTTGAAGGCGTACCAACTCATCCAATCTTCAAGCCGACCTAAACGCCATGACTCATCCTCATCGCCTCTATATGCACTCAGCTCTACTTGGAATGTTGTTCTCATTTATTTATCTCCTCGGCTTCCCTGGCTATGCGATCCGCAAAGGCTGTGTCCTTGGTAACGGCATATGCCATGTACCAGAGTGCCTTGATGGCATCGTCTGTAGCCGTTCCTTTGTGTGGGCATCGTTGTAGGTATTTGACAACGTTGCCAGCTGCAAAGTCTAACCCCCAGTCGTCAATGACGCTGAGGGCTTGTATCTTAGTTGTCCGGTAATGACCGGTCAAGATTGTAGAAATTCCCATTGATTGTTCAAAACGAAATCCTGAAGGATGCTGTTTTGCGTTATGGTGTTAGCCTCTATATGGTTGAGTGCGATGCTGTTAGATGCATCGTTAAGTGTAATCTTGTCGGCTACCACTTCGATATATCGTCCATGAGCCCAAGCGGCGCATCTAACCTTGTAACCCTCGCGCAAAATTGTAAGCGCTTGATTTGCCGTGCATGGTGTCACTTTCATACGGCTACCGCCACAGGGCGATAAGACATCATGCGATCAATCTCGTAGGATACTGCCCAGATGTCTGCAATCACGTCAGCAACCTTGAGGTTGTTAATCCAGAATGGATTCTGTACTGTCCATCCAACATATTTCCAATCGTGAACACCCGTACGATCGCCAGTGAGTTCAATCAGTAAATGCATCTCACCTTTTTGCATATAGATTTCGGTATGGTCGCTTGATACCTTAATCGATAGCGGAGCATCGATAACTGCAAACGGGTCAGTGCTTCTGTCGATAGCACGTCGTGCCATATCTTTGATGGCTTCCGCCAGTGATTGATTAGTTTGTCTCATTGTTTTATCTCCCAAAGTAAGGGGCAAGTTACCCTGCCCCTATCAAACATACCCTTATCTACTCGCCTTCAAACGGGTCTACGATGTCATCCACCGGTTGCGGTGTAACCTTGCGTAGTGGCTTTGTAGCTGCAACTTTGACCGGCTTCACGGTTTCGATGACGTTGGTTAGTTCGCCATTCATTTTCTGGCGGGTGCCTACCACTACCTGCCATGACTTGGCTTTGAGGGCTTCCATGTCAAGCTCAGCAAACTGCTGGCTAGTCATCCGACCAACCATGCCATCGAGCAAGATTGTGAGCTTAGCCTTTTCGTTGCCGTAGTAGGTCTTGGTGTAAGCGATGAAGCGGAAGGGCTGGCCGTCATCGTCACCAACCTCGGTGCTTTCAAACACCCACTTAAAGTTGGGTTCGAGAACGTTGGGGTCATCGAATGATTTACCCTGTACCGCTTCGCAATCAATCAGCGCACAGATGTAGATACCCTGCTCGGCTACACTGTACTTCTTGCCGCCACCTTCCGAGAACTTCCCGTGTTGTGCAAAAAATCCCATTACTAAACTCCTTGAGCCACTGGCTCTTTGATATGTCGATGATGAAAAGGTCTTTACCGGAACCACTGGGGCCACCCTTGCGGGCATTTTCACATCCATCACCGACACATCAAT